AAACTGGTTATACAGGAGAAACTGGACCTACCGGTGAAACAGGTTATACAGGAGAAACTGGACCCACAGGAGAAACTGGACCTACAGGAGAAACTGGTTATACTGGGGAAACTGGTCCTACCGGTGAAACAGGACCTACCGGTGAAACAGGACCTACCGGTGAAACAGGTTATACAGGAGAAACAGGACCCACAGGAGAAACTGGACCTACCGGTGAAACAGGTCCTACCGGTGAAACTGGACCACAAGGACAAAATGCAGGTGTTTTTACAATGTCAGCAGCAATACCAACAAATGTGTTATTTAATCCAAATAAGAATGCAATTACTAAAATTGCAAATGATGACAATTCTGATTATATAATTTCACAAGAACAATTTCCATTTGCAAGTCTTAGTTTTCAAGCAAATTTTATTAGTTATAGTTTACAATCAATTAATTTAGTACGAGGAGTTAATCAATATTATGGTCTATTATTTCATAATTCAGCACAAGTTTATGTACAAGTTGATGGTAATGCAAGTCCATCAATAGGTGCATATATACCATCAGATGTATTTCGGATTGAAGTTACACCACAAAATGTATTTTGGTATAAAAATGATACATTAGTACATTCTTATAATAATCCACCAGTTTATGGTTCTTATTATGTTGAAATTAATCTTATAAAAGTTAATGATATAATTTCTAATATTGCATATGGTGGTACTTATATAAATAATAGTCCAACTGGTAGTATATTATTTCTTAATAGTACATCACAAGGACCTACTGGTCCTACTGGTTTTACTGGTCCTACTGGTTTTACTGGTCCTACTGGTCCTACTGGTCCTGCAGGAATTGCTACTAATACAGGTGCTACTGGTTTTACTGGTCCTACAGGTTTTACTGGTCCTACTGGTTTTACTGGTATTACGGGTTTTACTGGTCCTACTGGTTTTACTGGTCCTACTGGTTTTACTGGTCCTACTGGTTTTACTGGTCCTACTGGTGAAACTGGTCCAGTAGGGACATTTTCATATACTGGACCCACTGGTAGTATTTTATATTATGATGGCAATGGTGTTACAGGAACAACAAATTTCATATTTAATCCCAATTCTGGTACTACTGGTGAAGTTTATATTGCAGGTAAATTAACTGTGGATGGTGGAATTGACCCTTTATACCTACAATTAACACCCCAAGAAACAAATCCACTAGCTGGTGTCACTGGTACAATATGGTATAATTCATTAACTAATAATTTAAATTTAGATTATAAAAATATAGGAGCTATTGGTCCAACAGGGACAATCCAACTTAGTGATGGAAATGGTGGTTTTACTGGGACAACTGGATTTTATTATACGTCCAATTTTTCTGGAACATCTAATGCAAGTGTTGTATTATCAGCTGATTTTATACCAAGCCAAACAAATACTTATTCATTAGGTAAAACTGGTGCAACTTGGAAAAGTCTGGCAGTTGGTCCAGAAACCATTAATATTATTGGTGATTATGGTTCTTCTAATCTGGGTATAGATAACGCAGGTATTGCTTATTTTAATACAGGTCTTTCTGTAGAATTTCTAAATGTTGGACCAACAGGGACAGTACAAGGTGCTGTTGGTGGATGGAAAATTAGTCCAACTGGTATAGCAGGTACTCCAGAATATGATTTAATTGCACAGCAAAATGTAACTACTTCACCATATGGTCAAACTGGTCCTATCTATTCATTAATTAGAAATCCAACAGGTAAAACATTACGTGTTGATTCGGTATATGGTAATGATAATACTGCTAATGTAAGTCCATATTCATATCCATTTTTAACAATAGGTAATGCATTAGTGAATGCACAAAGTAGTGATTGTGTATATATTTATCCAGGTCAATATAATGAAACATTAACATTACCTTCAAATGTTGCAGTTCGTGGTATAAACTTACAATCTGTAATAATTCAAAAACTTAATGTATCGAGTAATACAACTGTTATTACTATGGGAACAAATTCACGTCTAGAAGATGTTACAGTATCAGTTTCAAGTTCGTCTAATGTTAATCTAACTGGAATTCAGTTTCCAGAAGCAACTACAATTAACGCAAAACTAAGAACACTTGTAATAAATACAACCAGTACCGCATCAGGTGCAAATAATATATATGGTATATATGCAGATGGAACATCATCAAATGCAGTTATTAGTTTTAATGCTTTACAAAGAAGTACTATTAATGTTACATCAGCAGGAACAGGTATATGTCGTGGTATCTATAATACAGGTAGTAATTATTTTTCAGTGAGAGATGCTACTATATTTTGCACAAAAAGTTCTGGTTCAGGAACAAATTTTATTGGCGTTGAAAATACAAATGCTTCTGGATACACATCAGTCAAAACATCAACTATAAGTGGAACTACATATGATATAAATAGAACAGCAGGAACAATATTATTAAACTCTACAGATTTACAAAATGGTTCAGCTAATGGTAATGGTTTTAGTGTAAATATAAATCCTGCACAAATATATTTCACATTAGCTTCAAAAATAGATTTTTCAGGTCAAGGTTCAGAAATAGCAACAACAACAGGCACTTATTATATAAAACCAGGAACTGAATGTGCCAATTTTGCAAGTGGTATCATAGGTATACCATTTGTTCAACGCACAATCATTTTTGAAGGTTTAATATCAAGTTCTATAGCTATTATAAATTCACAAGTAGTAACAGTATCTTTTTTAAAATCATCATCTTCTGGTGTTGCAGGAACATCTTTTGCTTCATTAGTATTAAATTCATCAACTCAATTTGCTAAATTTACAGGTATAAGTTCAACATTTAATACATTGACAGATTTTTTACAAATACAAGTTGTTGTATCTGGTGCCAATTTAACTGCAGGATGTGATATTATATGTACTGTTGCTGTCTACTAAGGCAGGATTTAGAAAATCCCGCACGCAAACTCTAGAGATGCTAAAGCCTCTCAGAATTAGAAAAATATCAGAATTAGTAAAAAATATTTGCAGTATATTTTATTTAAGTTTTTTCTAAAAACTTAGTTTAAAAATATAATTTTATATAAATATATACATAGTAATATAAAAATGGAAACCTTATTACAACAAGGAACTAATTATGAAATATATGTTAGAAATATTATTAAAGAAAAATATGCGAATTCATGGTTATGGAAAGATATACCTAGTGAAATATTACTAGAATTAGAATTTATAAAAGACATCAAAAATAAATGTGATGATATTGGATGTGATATATTATGTAAAAAAACATCTGGAGAATATGATTATATTCAATGTAAAAACTATTCTACATTAGGTGTTGATAATACTATTACTATTTGTGATTTATCTGGATTTTATAATTTTGTTGCTGAAAATACTATTAAAAACCCTATTGTATATTATTCTGGTGTATTATCATCACAAATACAATGTAGGAAGAAAAAAATACAATATATAAATTTACCTTATATAAAAATTGGTAATAAAGATATTAAACCAAGAGATTATCAAATAGAAGCCTATAATAAATTACAAACTGAAAATAGAAGTATATTAGAAATGCCTTGTGGGACAGGTAAAACACTTATTACATATTTAATATCATTAAATTATAAAAATATTATTTTATTAAGTCCTTTAATATCTACCACAGAACAACTAATTACACATTATAAAAATTATTATTATACATTTAAAGAATCTATTAATTATACTTTAGTAAATTCACAAAATACAAGGGATATTAATAAAATTGACCTTTCACAAAATAAAAATATAATAGGTTCTACTTTTGATTCTTGTGATATTATTAATAAATTATTAGAAAAATTAGAAGGTTCTACATTTATAATTATTGATGAATGTCATAATTTAAGTAATACTAATATAACAGATACTAATAATGAAATTAATAAATTATTATTAAGTAATTATAAAATACTATTTGTAAGTGCTACACCTAAAAATTATGGTCATGAAAATAATATTTTTGGAATAATAAAATATATATTAGATTGGAAATATGCTATTGAAAATAAATATATATGTGATTATAACTTTTATTATTCTAATAATGACAAAATTATAGAACATATAAGTAATATTAAATTTGATACTTCTATAATTAAAAAAACAATATTAATAAATAAGGCTTTTTTTTTATTAGAAACTATAAAAACAATAAATATTAAAAAATGTATAGTTTATTTAAAAACAATTAAAGAAGCTGATATATTTGAAAATATATTAAAAACAATTAATATTTATTTTGAATTCATATTAGGAATTTATAATATTAATTATAATACATCAAGAACTAAGCGTAATTTATCATTAACTAAATTTAGAAATAATAAAACTAAAATAAGTATTATGTTAAACGTACATATATTAGATGAAGGTATAGATATACCAGAGTGTGATTCAGTATATTTAACACATCCAAATTATAATCCTGTAAATATCATTCAAAGAATAAGTAGAGCAAATAGATTATCTACTGATAAAACTAAAGCACATATATTATTATGGACTAAAAATAAAACAAATTTAGATAATATTATTAAACAAATAAAAGAGTATATACCTGTTAATTTTAGTAATATTAATAATAAATATATAAATTCGATTGATGATAATATTGTGAATGATAATACAAATTCTGTAAATAATAATGTCAATAATATAAATTCTGTAAATAATATTATAATTACTTTTTTGATGGAAAAATATAAAAATATAATAATTTTAATTGATAAAGATAATATTTTATGGGTTGTATTTAGACAAATTATAGATATTTTAGATTATAAAAATATAAAAAAAGAAATTAAAAGAATTGATATTGATAAGAAAGAAATTATAACTTTAAAACAATTATTAAATAGAATAAATACAGATAATAAAATAGAGTATACTAATAAACTACAACCTACTCTTAAAATGATTAGCATTGTAGGTTTATTTATGTTATTAGATAAATCTAAAAAAACTAATGCAGAAAAGTTAAAAACAGCAATATTTACAAAAATATTAGAAAAGAAATGAAATATAGTAATAAAAAATATTAAAATTATAAAAAACTAATACAGTATAACTTAATATAATTTTATAATATTTTAGGTCCCATTAAATTAATTTTTTTTTATTTTAAATTAATATTTTCTATTATAAAATTTGTCTTTAATTTTATTTCTATCATAAAATATTATATACTTAAAAAATATAAAAACTACAATAACTCAAAAGGGGCTCATTTATGAGCCCCTTTTAAATACTATACATATATATATACATATATATACATATATATATACATATATATACATATATATATACATATATATATATATATATATATATATATATAAAATAGTATAAATGTAAATATCTCTTTAATTTTATACTCTTTCTAAAATTTAAAATATTGTATTATAATAATAAATAATATAAACAATAATAAATGAGTAAAGTAGTAAAATTTATAATTCAAACATTTGATAATTTAATTAAATTAAATAATGTTGAAATATCTATATTTTATGATAAAAATAAGAAAATATGGTTTGCTTTACGTGATGTATTTAATTCATTAGATTATAAAAATATTAAGGCTGAAATGAAAAGATTAGATATAGAAAATAAACACATTACCAATTATATAAATTTACATAGTAATTTAATAAATAATAATCTTAAAAAAACAAGAAAACATTTACATCCTCAATTGAAATTAATAGATGAAGCAGGACTTTATATTGTATTAAATAATTCAACTAAACCATTAGCAAAAAAATTTAGAGATGAATTATTTTCTAATATATTACCTAAATTAAGAGAAAATGGAGAATTTACATTTAATTCTAATGACAAAATTAAACTTAAAAAACTTACTAAAAAGTTAGAATTAATTCAAAAAGAACAATTAATGAAAAGATTAACAAGTAAAAAATATACAGACTATAAAAATACATCTGGAAAAGGATTTATATATGTATTGAAAGTAAAAACTCTAAAAGATGGTAATGAAGAAATATGTTATAAAATAGGATATACAACAAATCTAAATAAAAGATTAGAAACTTATAAAACAGGTCACCCAGATATAGAATTAGTATATCAAGAAAATGTTAATGTTAGTAAAAAACAATTAGAAAAATGTGTATTAAATCTAACTATTATGAACAGACTTAGTTCAAAAAATGAAATTATATGTAATAGTAGTCTAGATAAAATTAAAAGTGAAATAAAAGATTGTAAAAAAATAATTTTAAAATATGGTAATAATCAAATAAATAATACAAAAAAAATATAAAATATAAAACATTCAAATCACAATCAATTTTTACCAATCTGATTCAAATTTAAGAATGCAAAAAATTTTTTCATGCAATCGCTTAATGATATTTGTCCTATTATCTTATATCCTAATAACTTAATTACATTATCAAATGGTAAACTTGCATTTTGATTAAAGAAATATATCCATATTGCTAGACCTATTTCTAAATTTTGCTTGTCATAAGTTGATATTATACAAGATTCATTTTTGCTATATGCATTATTAATAATTTCATTTAGTTTTTTTAATAATGCTAATAATTTGGAAAATTCATCTTTTTCCATTTGTACTTTTATTTCATTTATGTAGCTAGATGATTTTTGCCAAAATGTTAATTTATCATCTAACTCTAGAATAGATTTTATATTATTAGTTTCAGAAAATTTTCGTAATTCTATTTTATATTCACCCGTATTTTGCGGATTTATAGGATTATTATATAACCAATATACATTTGGCAATATATTTATTATTACTGGCATTCTGGAACAAGATAATAATTTATGTTTTATTTTTTATTATTTATTATTATTCTATACAAAAATAAAAAAAACTAAATAATCACGAAATAAATAAAAATATGTATCTAGACTTAAAAGTTATATATATATATATATATAGCTTTTTGTGTAAGTTAGAACTATGATTTAACATATAGCTATCATACATTTAACATACATCTAACCTATTTCTAAATCTGGTTGGCTTTAGCCAACCTAGCCTTTGGTGAAGTTTTAGCAAAACTTCAAAACTTCAAAACTTCACATTATGCAACAATCCATTGGTGGAGGACCCGGTGCAGAACCCCAATTTATATCAGCTTTCATATATCTACTTAGAGAAAATTGACTATAATCTATATCTTCTAATCTTTTTACTTCAAATTTTTCTTTTTGGGTATTTTTATTTCCACCTTCTTGTAAATTATTTGATTTTACTATATTATTTTTATTTTTTTTTATTGCAAAATTATGTTTTTTTGTATGTTTATCTGATTTAGAAATACTATTTTTTCTATTTAATTTACGTTTATGTTTTTTTCCCTTTTGTGTTTTTTTTAATTTAATTTCTTTAATCATTTATATGTTTTATATGTTTGATATGTTTTATATGTTTTATGTATTTACTATTTATGATACTATATTTACTATATAGTAATATAATTTATTATTTTAGTAATATAAAACTATATTTATATTTATTATCTATAAAAATTGAAAATATTTATATAAATAATATAATAAAATTATTTATAATAAATTATAATAAATTATATTAATATGAGTACAAATAATGAGTTAATTACGGTAAATGATGTTAATAATGTAAATGATGTTAATAATGTAAATGATGTAAATGATGTAAATGATATTCTACTACAAATTAGTATTAGTAAAAAAAATAAATTGAAATTAGAAAAACAAGAATTAAATAATGTTGATGTTATTGATATTACTTGTAATGATTGTAAATCTAGAAACTTAGAAGAAAAAGATGGATTTTATATATGTCAAAAATGTGGTCTATATAATGATTGTATTATAGATTCAGGTCAAGAATGGCGATTTTATGGTGCAGATGATAATAAAGGTAATAATCAATCTAGATGCGATTTGCCTACAAGCGAATTATTACCTAAAACAACTATTGGTGCTCTTGTAGGATTTAGCACTCGTGAAAATAAAACATCTAAACGTATTAGAAATATGAATAATTGGAATGCAATACCTTATAGAGAATCTAGTTTACTCGAATCATTTAATAATATTACTATAATGTCTCAAAATTCTGGAATTAATCAATGTATTATTGAAGAAGCTAAATATATGTATAAAAAAGTAACTGATATTAAATCATCTAGACGAACAAAAAAAGAAGCAATGAAAGCTGGTTGTATAATGTTAGCTTGTAAATTAAAAGGTGTTCCTAGAAATTGTAATGAAATTGCACAAATATTTAAATTGAAAAATAATAAAACGTTTAGAAAAAGTATTAAAACATTTGAAGAAATATGGAATAATATTCAGCTTTCTGAAAATAATATTACTGATAAAATTAAATTAAATATTGCATTAGATAAAACTAATAAAACTAATAATTTAGTTGAAAATGAGTCTAGTGGTGAATCTAGCGATGAATCGCAAAATGACTCAGATGATGAATCTGATGAAGAATTAGATAGAAATGAAGTAGATGTAAATGAATCAGAGAAAAATAAAGTATATGTAAATGAATCAGAGAGAAATAAAGTAAATGCAAATGATAGTTCAACCTCAGATTCAAGTGATTGTGATGAAATTGAATTTCATAGAAAACAATCATATAGTAAGAACATTGATACACATAGTAAAAAGATTGATACAAAAAATATTGTAAATTCTAACAAAATTTTAATTTCATTACCAAATATTGTAAATAAAGATAATGCTACAAATAAAAATAATACTACAAATAAAGATAATGCTACACCTAAACAATCTAAAAATTTAGAAGAATGTATTACTAAATTGCATAGATATTCTTGTGTTTTAGGTTTTGATGATAAAATATTTCAGGCGTGTCGACTTATATTAATACATATAGAAAATGAAAAATATTTAGATAAACATACACCTCAATCAAGAACATCAGCTGTTATTTATTATATAATTGATAGATTAGGTATTAATATTAATAAATATCAAATATTGCAAACTTGTGAAGTTTCAGATGTTACTATTATCAAATGTTTTCATAAATTAATGAAATTTAAAACAGAATTATTAAAAATAAATATTGAATTCTAATAAATAATTATTTTAGTGTTTTTGTAGTTTTAGTGTTTTTGTGTTTTTGTGTTTTTGTGTTTTTGTAGTTTTTGTATTTTTGTAGTTTTTGTTATTTTATAGTTTTTTTGTTTTTATTTTTTCCTCGTTTTTTTTTATATTTATAATTCTATTTATTATTTAATAAAATAAAAATATATTTATTTATAAATGTTTAATATGCAAGAATTAAGCTCTAATTTATTGCTAGTAGGATTTGTACTAATAAGTATATGTTGTTTATATTTACTATATTCTAATTTTACTAAAGTACGTGAAATAAATGAACTTAAATATAAGGTTGAAGATTTAAAAAATATTTTTTTTAATCAACAAAAACATAATGATGATACATATACTAAAATAATTAATATGATAAAACAAGACTATTTACAAGACAATAATACTCAGATAGATAATACTCAGATAGATAATACTCAACTTAATAGTAATAAATTGACAAAAATTATTAATATTAAGAATTCATTATCAAATAATATACTTAATACATATGAAGATGCAAATAATGATGCAAATAATAAAAAATCAATTAATCTTGATCTAAATGATTTGGATAGTTTAGATGAATTAGATGAAATGGATGAATTAGATGAAATGGATGAATTAGATGAAATGGATTTTTTAACAGAACTAGATAAAAATAAAGATGAGCTAGGTATTGATAATTTAGAAAATAATGATATAAATGATAATGTTTATGATATTACACATTCTATTAAAGATACAAATAATGATATATTTGACGATAATAATTCAATTACAACTGACCCTATTATTGATGATATTGATGATTTAAATAATCTTGAAGATTTAAATAATCTTGAAAATATTGATAATTTGGATAAGTTAGATGATTTAGATAATATGGATAATTTGGATGATTTAGATAATATGGATAATTTGGATAATATGGATGATTTAGATAATATGGATAATTTGGATGATTTAGATGATTTAGACAATTTAGATGATTTAGATGATATTGAATTGGATACTAAATGTATTAATATTAATAATTCTTCATCCTTGGAAGATACAATTATTAATACTGATAACTCTGGTACAAATACAAATACTGATATTAAATCTGTATTATTTAATGATAATGAAACAAAAAATAATGAATTATCAAATGAAACTATAGAATTAGATAAATTATTATCAGGTGATATTAAAAAAATTGAAATAAATGAAAATAGTAGTAATTATAAACTCGAAGACTTGCAAAATATGTCCCTAAAACAATTAAGAGATTTGGCAAAAACAAGTAAAATTAAATCATCAGGACATAAAACTAAACTAGAATTAATTGAATTACTAAGGCAACTCTAAGACTATATAATTAACATAATTATCTTGTTCGTCTGCAGTTTTTAATAATGATTGTGTAAATTCATATATTTCATTTTTATTTTTAATATAAGTTTTAATAGTTTCTTTTATATTTTTATCTTTAATTATTTCATCATATTTTTTACTTGTAAGAGTTTGTATTATATTATTAAATTCTATTAAACTAGAGGAATTATATTTATTCATAGTATCAATAAAACTATTATCAATTGAATATATATTACCATTTAATATTTTACTTTCATAATCATTATTTTCTTTATAAATTGAAATATCTTTTTGTAATATTAAATTTGATTTATTTAATTTATTTATTTTATTAATTTTTTTATGATAAAATGTATAAATATAATATGTTTCTAAATCTTCTATAAATTTAGTCCTTTCTTTTTCAAATGTTTTTTTATCTTCTGGAGTAATATTTAATTTAGCTACTAATTTTTCGTATTTATATAATAAGTCTGCTCTAGAATTAGAAATTTGTCTTTTTAATTTTAAAAGATTATTATCTTCATCATAATAATAATATTTTGGCTTATTAATTTCTAATACTATTTTATTAGTTTTATCTGTTTTTTTTACTATAATTTTATCAAAATTTTCTATAACATAATTATTATTAGAATATTTTTGATATAATTGTTTTATTTTTTTTTTATAATTTTGCAATGCAATACTATTATAATTATTAATATAAATATCAACTTGTTTTAATATTTTATCAATATTAACTAATTTTGCATCATCTTCTAATAAAAAATCTATATCATAAACTGTTCCTCCTTGTAATAAATCATCTTCCTGTTTTCTAATAGTATCAATATTATCAATATTATCAATAACTTCTGTATCTGTTACTGTAGAAATTTCTGTATCTATTACTGTGTTGTTTTCAGTTTCTGTATCTAATTGATTATCACTTATTTCTATTTTATCTTGTCCGATAACTTCTTGATCTACATTAACTTTTTCTGTATCAATATATGTTGATTCTGAAAAACTATCATCATCTTCAAATTTATTTGTAAAATTAGTTATTGATAAAATATTTTTTTTATTTTCTTCAACAATATTAGTTTTTACCATTTATTTATTATCTATAGTAAAAA